TCGGAGAAGTCGGCGACGGCTTCGTAGATGACCTTGGTCCGACGCTCTGCGCCTACGCCAGGTGTCTCATCCACCACCGCTCACCTCCCCTCAGACCGGTCTTTGCCCTCCACGTGCCCCCAGCACGCTCATGAACCGTTCGTACGACCCTGCGGCGTTCTCCTTCGGCTTCACCGGCTGCTGGCCCAGCAGGACGGCCTCCACCGGATCGAGCGTCAGCTTGCTCGCGCTCTCCATCGCCGGGTTCTCTCCCTCCACCATGTAGCCCGCAGCGATGAAGCCAGCCAGGGTCCGGGTCATCCATGACGCACGGAGGTTCTCGGCTCTCTCGTCCTCGTACCGCCGGAGCTGGATCGCTGCTCCGATCTGCTGGAACCGGCACACCGCCAGGTCTCCGATGACTTCGTCGGTCCAGCCGTATTCGGACGAGATCAGGTCATAGGTCTGTGCCATCCCTCCTACGAGGCCGTCCGGGTCAATGCGGCTGAACTGCTCTTCGTGGACGCGGCGCGCTTCTGCTTGGAGGGGGTCGTCTTCGGCCTCGCCGCGAAGAGAGCCCCCAGACGCTTTCCCAGGCTCGCCAGGTGTGGCCCCTCGACCTTGGCCACGGTCTCGATGATCGACATCAGGTCGTCCAGCTCCGGGTTGTTCAGCTCGGCGTCCAGAGCCGAGAGCAGGTCGGCGTTGACCTCGTGCTCCGGCTTGGACCTCGGGTCGTGGATCAGGTTCGCGGGCTCCACCATCGAGCGCACGAAATCGATCGTCTCCTCCTCGGCCTCCGGGATCGAGAACGCCACGAGCGCAATCAGTTGCGGCACGATGACGTCTGTCGGGGTGTCGGCGTCGAACTGGATCTCAGCCAGCGCGGTACCCGCTCCGGTGGTCAGGATCCGCATCAGCTTCATGAGCTGGCGGGTCTTCAGGCGCAGCACTCGAACCTCAGTCCCCGACGCAAGGGTCACGGACTGAGGTTCGAGAAGGATGGCTTCTACTTCGGTCGTCATGCGACTCTCCTGTTTTCAGAAACGGATCAGGCTGCCGCTCCGACCGACGTCGAGAGCAGGCGCCCGATGGCCTTGGTCGGCTTGCCGGTCACGGAGTCGAGCACCGGAGTGCCGTCCTCCTTCTTGTCGGAGAAGAGCGCGGTGCCGTTGTAGTTGAGCAGCAGGCCCTCCTTGTACGACGGACCGTCGAAGCTGAACGGCTGGAACTGGACCTTGTAGAGGATGAAGTCCAGGGCTCGGACCTCGCCGTCCTTGTCCTTGGACGGCACTCGGATCAGCATCGAGCGCGGCGAGGTGTTCATCTGCCGCTCTTCCCACAGAGGCAGCTCGAACGTCTGCCCCGCTCCCGCGCTGCTCGAGGACTTCAGCTCGGACCCGGAGAGCATGGCGATGGTCTCGAAGGGCACGTAGCCGGACTGCACCGAGACGTTCACGCGGTTCGCCCAGTACCACGTGGACAGGATCGCGTCGTCGCCGGTGTTGTCGTAGCTGTCCGAGTCCATCTCCAGCGACCCGGAGCGGATGCCGTAGATGTCCCCGAACTCTCCCTCTACCCCGTCGGGGCCGAGGATCGCTGCGTGGGAGAGACTGAAGCCCTCCACGGTGGGACTTGTCATGATCGAGTCTCCTTCACAGAGGGACGGGGCTCCTGAACCGTCCGTGGTCCAACTTCAGAGGTAGGACGGGGCGCATGAACCGTCCGTCGATCCGAGGCCGTTCTGCCCTCTACTATCGGCCCCCAGGAATCTCGCTCCGATAGACCTCTTCAGACTCCACCAGATCACCGACCAAATTATATCGGTGCAGAACTCTGGCTACATTTGGATCCCTCCTCCGCGCAACCCTGCAACAGTCCGAGCATGCGAATTCAATGAGGTTGTCGTCCGTGATATGTGGCCTCTGATTACTCAGGATCAGCTTGGAGAGCAGTTTCCTCGGCCCTACCGGGCATCTGATCTCCACCACTTTACTCATCAGAACGCCTTGGCTTGAACGAACTTGTCCCAAGCCTGGTGCCCCTTCTCGTTAACCTGACCGATCTGCTGCATCAGGTTATGTACCACCGCGTCCCAGGAATGCCGGGTAGGTACGACCCGCGAGGCGTACTCACCCATCTCCCGAATCTTGTTCCGATTCTCGAAACAGAAGATCATGATCTCCTTGAGGTGATCGACCGAGGCCCGTGCGTTCTTGGTATTCGGATGAGTGTCGATGGGCTCCAGGGTGTAGTCGATCGGGAAGGCGAACTCGGTGTCGAGCCATTCGACGTGCCCGCCCCAGTTGGTCGCGGCCACCACTCCGCCGGTGGAGAGGAACTCCAGCGCAGGAAGATTCTTCCCCTCTCCACGGGACGGCGCGAGCAGGACATGATTCGCCCTGTAGAACTCCCGCACGACATCCTGCGGCCACGCCTCGTAGAACACCCTCAGGCCGGGGTAGACGTCCTCCATCTTGGGGTGCAGTCCGGGGTTGGTGGTCTTGAGGCTGAGCGTGGCACGACCGGCGAATCCGGGATAGTCGTTCATCAGGTCGGAGAATGCCCGGATGGTCACGAACGGGTCCTTGCGCTGCGACAGCACACCGATCTGGCAGAACCGAATCTTGTCGTCTTCCCAGTCCCTGACCTGATACGGCCACAGCTCGGGATCGAATCCGCCCTGCTGCTTGATGATCGGGCCGGAGTAGTAGTCCGCCAGCCCGTCACAGGTGACATTGTCGTACCCGATCATGGCGTCGAACCGCTTCCACCGCTTGCGCTGCGAGGTGTGCCGTGGGCTGTTCAGCAGATTGCTGGACTCCCACATCGTCCACGCGACATGGAACTCCGCGCCGTGCTGGTCCTCCTCCTTCAGCTCGGTCAGCGACGGATCGAGATGGGTGATCGAGATGTCGTAGGGCGCCGCCAGCGGCTTGGTCAGCACGTCGGCCACGTCCTGCGGGATCGGCGGCTGCACGACCAGCGGGTTGACCGAGACGTCGCACCCGGCGCGGATGAACGCCTTAGTGATGCCGATGCCGTCGTAGCCGTAGCCGGAGAAGGTGGACAGAGGCAGGTTGAGCAGGACGCGCATTCGGACCTCCAGGGTCTCTGTTTTGTGAAACTAGCCGATGGACAGGCCGAACCGGCAGCGGCTCATGAGAGCCCCGTTGCCGTCCTCCACGGGGGAATAGACCGGCTCCCCCAGCAGCTCGCTGTGGAGCACCTGCACGCCCTTCCCAGAGGCGATTTCGGCAGCAGTCCCCCAGCGCCGGACGTACCCGGGGCGACCGAGATACGGCACCAGCGGGGCGCCGGTCCGACCGGGCACGTCCACGTTGACGGTGTGGAACACCGGCATCAACGCGGCCATGATCTTCTCGATCAGATCCTCGGCGTCGTCCATCTTGACCGAGCCGTCATCGTTGCGCGTGGGCGAGGCCCAGACGTCGATGTAGATGGCCGGGAACCGGTTGGTGTTGTGCGGGTTCGGGGTCTGCCAGGTGCCGGAGTCCGAGACCACCAGCAGGGCCTTGTTGGACCATTTCTCGATCGCCGCGTATGGCCGCGTGTCGAACACCCAGCCGTCCATCCAGTTGGTGCTCTTGCCGATCTGCCCAGACGCCACCATGTCTTGCACATCCGGAATCTGCACGATGGTATTGCGCGCCGCCAGCGTCACTCGGGTCACAGCATGCCCTCTCTCACGGCCTCGGCGAACATAGGCATGACCTCGCCGAGCGGGTAGAAGAAGTCGTGGGAACCGCCGCGAGCCCGCTCGTAGATCGCATAGTTGACCGGATTCTTCGGCCCGACGGTCGGCCCACCGTAGGTGATCAGCCCGACCCAGGTGTGCCGAATCTTGTCCGTGTCGGACTCCCAGCGACCCGACGACTTCAGGCTGTGCGTGTCGATGTGGACGGCCCGCTGCGTCAGCTCGAAGGCCAGCTCGAGCACGACATCGAGCAGCTCGGCAGCCTTGCCGTCCGGGGCGATGTCGAACTCGAAGAGCTGGCCCTCCACCCCTGACCAGTCCGAGTGGATCTGAAGGCTCACAGCGCCTCCTCGGTCGGCCACACGTCATCGAGATCCTGTGTCACCTCGATGATCTGAGCCTCCACGTGGTGCAGGTCGGAGTAGCCGACGACGGGATCCGGGGTCACCCGCACCTCGAAGGTGCCCTGCACCGGGATGGTGCCGTTGTCGTTCGGCACCGCGACCACCCGGTCCCCGGCCTTGAGCGGGGCGCCGAGCCGGTAGAACATCAGGCCGATCCGATCCGGCGCACGCCCGGCCACCGGCGCCGGGAGGACGTCCTTGCCGGGCCGGAGGAAGTTGAGGTCCAACCGGCACCGCAACCGCTCGCCACCTGGCACCGGTGCCCAGGTAGTGACTGGCCTGCCCTCGACCGTGGTCAACGCCATGCGGTCGATCCGCACCGTCGAAGCGAAGAGGTGATCCATGCTGCACCTCAGTTTCGAGAAATAATGTTGTGCCCTGCGTCCGGCGGTCCGTAGAGCCGCGACATCTCGTCCGGCGAGAGCAGCCTGACGTTGCCCGCCATCACACCGGGCACGAAGTACCCGTCATACTCGAAGACCTCGATGCCGCCGCCGTCCGGCACGCCGTCCGCGACGTCGCACACGCCCAGCCGGGACACCGCGAGGTCGAACCACATCACCCCGGTCGGCGTGCCCGCCATGACCATCTCGGCTGCCTGCTTGGAGTACGAGTAGGACCCCAGGGTCTCCGAGCTGAACGGAGAGGCCAGGGCCTCCTGGTACTTCTGCTGCAGCACGAGGTGGTCGGCCATCGCGATGATCGCGTACTGCGCGAGCTTGGCCTCGTCCGGGTCCTCGGGGAACTCCTTGAGGCAGGTGCCGAGCTTGAACAGCAAGGTGGCCTGATCGAGCGCCGTGGCCACGACTTCCGAGACGTAGGTCTCCACCGCCCGACCGGAGAATCCGGCCAGTTGGTCAACCGTGAACGGTGGGTAGTAGGCCACGGCGCTCCCCTCCTCAGATCCGCACGACCGGAGCCTTACGGCCCCGCTTGGCCTCGGCCTCGGCTGCCAGCCGTGCCGCCTCCTGCTCCTCGGGCGGCAGCCCCTCGGTGGCGTTCCACGGCTTGCCCGGCCACGGCCCCACTCCGAGGTACTGCTTGCCCCACTTCTGGTACTGCCCCGCCACGTCCCCGGCCAGGTCCACCCAGGTCCAGCCGTTCCGGTTCTTGGTCTGCTCGTAGGCCAGCGACCCCCTGACGAACGAGACCTCCTGCCCCCGGTACCACGTCATGCCGCCGAACACGAAGCCGTCCTCGAGGAAGTGGATCAAGATGATGTCTGCGCCCTCGGCAACCGCGTCGTCGTACGCTGTCGGCGCCGCCTCGGCCTCCTCCGCCCTGCGCTTGGCCAGTGCGTCCTCGAGATCGCGCAGCTTGCGCTCCGTCTGAGAGAGCTTGGCCGTCGGAACGAACTCCTTCGCCCCCTCCTCGACCGTGGGCTCCGGCTTCGGCTTGGCTAGCTCGGCCTCGACCTCGCGGATCCGGCGCAGCGTCTCGTTCTCCGGCTCGGGGACTGCCTCGGGCTCCGGCTCTGGGTCCGGGGGCGCGGTATCCGCGAGCAGGGAATCCAGGTCCAGCGGGTCTTCTTTCTTCTTTTCAGCCACGGGTGCACGACCTCCTCTTAGGGCTCCTCTGTGCATTCTCCAGAGTAGCCGAGGGCGCACGCCCTACACCTCTACCATCGGATGTAGGTACGCCTCGATCTGAGCCCGGTATACCTCTAGCCAGCCGACGTCGTTGTTGCACCGCAGACAGAGCAGTCCCCGGACGCACTTCCCGCAGGACCGGGGGCCGGGACAGCAGGCGTGATCGTGGTCGACGGAGAAATAGACCGTGGTGCTCCTGCCATGCGGTGGACCCTTGCAGATCCCGCACACCCCGCCCTGCCGGGCAAGCATCTCGTCGTACTGGGCAGGGGTGATCCCGTATCGGTGCTTGAGCACGGCAGCCCGGTGCCGCTCCGGATACGTGGGGTCTGCTCTGTCCCTCGTCATCTGCAATTGGCTTCTACATTTACGGCACTGTGAGAACCATTGAGATCTAATCTTATTATATGAGAAGAACTCCTCGGTTCGAGGAAGTTCTCGCTTGCACTTGTTGCATGTTTTCGTCTCCATAGGATTGGTACGCCTAGCGCGTCCGAAACAAAAAGAAGCCCCCTCCCGACTGGGCTCGGGAGGGGGCTAGCTTTTGAGCCGGAAACCTCAGCCGACGTCGGCGTAGACAAACTGCTCGGGGCGGGTGATGATGGGTAGAAGGTTCCATTCGAGCAAATATTGCCGGGCCGAGGGGTCCTTGTCCTTCCACGTCTTGGCGAACTTGCCGGTGAACCCGTCGGGCGCCTCGTCGTCCGCCGACGGCCCGACGAGAACCTCGATCGGACGGTTCTCGGAGAAGTTGCCGAAGACGATGTGGTCGTCCGCGATGAAGGACTGCTCGGTGCCCGGCGTGGATCCGGCTGCCGTGTAGGCCGCGTCGGTGGCGTCGTAGACCGAGTCCTGAATGTTCCAGTCGATGCCCATGAAGCCGGGCAGCGTGCCGGACTTGTAGTATTCGTCCTTCATCCGGTCGGACAGCAGGATGCCCGGCGTGGTGCCCGCGTGGGCGAACGAGTCGAAGATGTACGTCATGGTCAGCTCGGTGGCGTACGCCTCCTTGCACGTCACCCGACCGTCCCGGTTGACCAGCCGCTTGACGGCCCGGACGTCGCCGATGATCTGCTCGGGCGTGGCGCTGTCCCAGTCGCTGAGGTTGGCGAGGTGCGACGGCAGGAAGCCGTAGTCGACGCTGGCCTGCACGTCCGGGTAGTCGAACTTCAGCGTGCCGGTCAGGGCCTGCCAGATCATCCACTCGGCGAAGTTGTCGAACCGCTGGTTGAGGTCTCCGACCTCGCGGGTGACGGCGGCTTCGGCGTTGGTCTTGGCCAGGTCGGACACGTTGTTCGCGGCCTGGCGGAGCCAGTGCAGCGTCGTGGGCTCGAAGACCTTCTTCTCCCGGAGGTAGACGAAGGCCGCGCTCGCGGCGGAGCGACCGAGCCGGGGCACGATGTGCGCCTCGGAGTTCGGCACGTTGGGGCGGGCGATGGCGCGCGCTCCGCGAATGATCTCCCACGCCGCCGTCGGGTACGGCCACGGCGTCTGGGGGACCTTCCTCAGCATGGTCAGCGTCTCGGCGGCGGTGAACTTCTCGACCACGCCGCGCAGAACGAGAGGCTGCAGAAGACTGATCTCGGGCATTTCCTGCGTCCCTTCCTCTGAAGGTTCCGATCACCTGAGCAGCGCCCCGGAACCTACCGGGACCGCCCTGCACCCTCTTCTCGAAGAAGAGCCACTTGGCTGGGCTATGTCGATTCCTACTATCGGTCCGTTCAGGGAGTGAGATTCGG